ATCGGCATCGTCTTCCTCTTCTACGTCTCCTATTGGAGCAAAGTTTAAAGGCATAAATAGTTGGTCTCCTTCTGGACCTACTCTATTTAAGTCTTCCATTCTTCTTATTTCATTAATGCTTAATGCACCTATACTAGCCATCTCTCTATAATAAGTAGCTCTCGAAGAACTATCTCCTCTTAGTAAAGCATTAGCATCTAGCTTAATTGTAAAGCTACCAAATTCATTTTGTCTAAATAGTTTTCTGTTTAGCTCTTGCTCAATAAGTACCATATAAGGAGTCAAAGTAAATCTTACAAAGTCAATACTTAATGCTTCTATACTTGAATAATTAGCAGCCTTTTCTAAGTGTCCTATTAATGATAAAGGTACTTTAAAAATTCTAGCAATCTCTTCTATTTGAAAACGTCTAGTCTCTAAAAGCTGATACTTATTAGCGTCTATATTAGTTTGCTCAAATGTCATTCCCTCTTCTAGTATAGCAGTTTTGCCAGATACAAATGTGCCAGAGTAGTTTTGATTCCAAGAGTTTTTTAGTCTTGATACGGCTTCTTTAGATAGTTTACCAGGATGCTTAATCACTCCACCAACTTGTGCAGAGTTACCTAGATAACTGTTTGCTGTATCGTTAGCAGCAATAGAAGTTGCTATAGTTGTATTTTGTGCTTTCAATACGCTAACTCCCTCACAACCATTAAACGATAGATTAAAGAAGTGTAACATATCCTCTTTCATTACTCCTATCTCATAGTCTTTAATGTCGTAATAAATTTGACCTTCGTGCTTAATTACTTTGACATCTTCTGGATTGATAGGAATTAACTCTATGGGTCTAGCGTTAGAATCTCTAGAAATGTAGTAATACGCATTCCCCTCTAGCAATAAGTTAGTCATTAGAGTATCTAGGAATGTGTATGGCGTCATATACTCGTTGGGATTACGAGCTAGTAGTCGGTAGATTGGATGGCTGACGTCAGTTATCTTGTCGTCGTCCTCCTCGACTCTATAAATTTTTATGGGTAGACTTGCTATTGATTCACTAATAACTCTAACACACGCAAAGACTGCACTAAATGTTAGAGATGTATCTCTAGTTACTGCTGTTTTGTTAGCTGCACCATAGCCACCAAAAACAGCTCTTAAAAAATTATCTCCTCGCTTTTCTGAGCGTAGAAAGTCAAATAGTCCCATAAAATTGTAATTACTTTACAAAGATAAAAGAAATCGCAAAAGTCAAATCCATACTATTCCCCTATCATCATAAGTAGAAGTGTCGCTAGAATCGTCATTCATATAACAGCCTAGAGCCATTACTAAAGCAACCATTCCGTCAATCTTCTCACTTGACTTGCTTTTATCCATTTTTATATTTCCAGCAGGGTCTGTTTTCATAGCTAAGTTAGAACACATCCATCTTAATACTTTATTACCAGCGTGGTTAATTTGTTTGCCTAGTACGAGCTTCTCGAGCTCTTTCGTCGGACTTGATAAACTACCAAATCCTTGTCCAAAAGGTTCACAAGGTAAACCATCCTCAGCTAAATCTATTATTAATTGGCTTGAGTTCCAACGGTCATAAGCAATAGACTTTATGTTTACAACCTCAGCAACTTCTTTTATTCTACGCTTGATGTAATTGTAGTCAGTAACATCTCCCTCAGTCAATTCCATCAGTCTTTCTTTCTCCCAGCCAATGTAGTCTACTTGGTCACGTCTTGAACGAATAAAAGCATTATCCTTTGGAGCAAAGAAGTAAGGTATTACTGTAAACCTATCGTCTTCTGGAATGATTAAAACAAAAGCTGATATATCTCTAACACTTGCTAAGTCAAGTCCAGCATATGCAGTCATCCCTTTATAATCTTCTAAGTGTATTGGTGCTTTATTGCACTCCATCCATTGCTGGTCTGATAGCCACTTACTAGCACTACTCATCCATTGGTTGAGATGTAACATTCTAAAAGTATTCTCATAGCTAGGTAGCTTGATAGCTTTCTCTTGTTCTCTTTTAAGATAGTCTAATTTAACAACTTTAGATTCTATTCCTGGATTGGCTATTCTCAATGCTTCCTCACTTGTCCAATCTGTTTCTAAATCACAAGCATACTTGACATAGTAAAAACTCGAATCGTCTATGATTTGTTCAGCCACTTTCCTTCCGTATTCCTCTGTTTTGTAGCATATAGACTCACGATTATATCCAGCAGTAGTAATGGCTATAGTCATTGGCTGTCTCCTACTACCAACCGAAGTAGTCAAGGCATCCCATAGGCTTGAGTCTTTCTGAACGAAAAATTCATCCATACAAATGAAACTAGCATTGTAACCAAACTTACTAGATGCTTCAGAACTAATAGCTTTGAATGCTGAATTGCTTTTCTCGTGGATAATAGAGTTCTTAAATACTTTCAGATTCTTGTTTAGTTGATTGTCAGCTCTAACCATTCCACTAGCCACCTCGAAGATTATACCAGATTGCTGTCTGTCATTTGCAGCAATATAACACTCAGCCGAAGGCTCGTTGTCGGCTAGTAACATATACAAAGCTATTGCACTTATAAGAGTAGACTTTCCGTTCTTTCTTGGTAGACATATATAAGCAGTTCTGAATCTCCTAAGTCCAGTATCTCTATACTTCCAACCGAACAAGTCTCTAACTATTGTTTTCTGAAATGGCTCTAACTTAAATGGCTGACCTCCTAGCTCTCCCTTAATATGCTTAATATGATTCTCTATAAAATAGACTACTCTATCGGCTGCCTTGTCATCAAAGTAAAAAGTCTTATCCTCTTTAAGTTTCATTAGTCAAAGAAATTAAAATCGTCAGTCCTTTCCTCATCTTGTTCTGGCATACTAAGGGAAGCTCTACTGCTTGGAGTAAATCCAAATTGCGTAGCAATTTTCATTGCGTTCTGTAAAGCGTTTTGCATTACTTTATATTTAGGTGCAATCTTACTAGACCTTAATCTTCCATCTTTGTCTACAGTCTGCTCTGTAAAGTTGCCCTGTAACTCTTGAGCTATCTCTCTATAGATTCCTATTTCATTACAGTACGCTGCTAAGATTGATAGGTCAGTTAGATGCAACATCTTAATGTTAGCTAGTTCGTTAGTTACTAAATGCCATTCGTCTGCACCTTGTTGGTTAAGGAAGGAGGGAGCTGAAGGCATACTAACAACTTGAGTTGTCTCCATCTCGTTTCCCACTAGTCGAGATTTTTCTAGCGTACCTTTTAGCTCCTTTACTTTTGTTGGTATTTTTTTCCTTCCTTTCATTATAATATCCTTAGTTGACTCTGATGGTTTTTTATTCTCTTAATAGCGTTGTCATAGTATTCTTTATCAAGCTCATAGCCAGTTAAATCGTAACCTAAGTTGTGACAAGCTATGGCTATTGAGCCACTACCTAAATGTGTGTCTAGTATCTTATCGCCCTCTTTTGCATAATTCATTAGTAACCACTCGTAGAGTTTAACTGGCTTTTGTGTTGGGTGTATTCTTATGCTAGGCTTACCAACTCCTTGTATTTTTTGACTTTTAAATCCATATCTATTGCCATCCCACATATACTCAAAATGTTTAGCTAATCCATTTATACTACAATAAGCTAACTCTCCACTACTTCTATTATCGTGGTGATTTAATTTGTTCCAATATATAAAACCTTTACAAGTAGGTAATTTATCAGTCATATAATTCCATCCCCATATTATTTGATTTTTACTTATTCTTTTTAATTCATCAAAATACTCTTGGGTTGGTGTTTGTGTATCCCAATTTTTTTTTGAAAATTTATCCCTACCCAAACTACCAGTCTTTGCTATATTTATACCATAAGGAGGGTCTACTATTGCTAAGTCAAATTCATTGTCTTGCATAAGCTTCATAGCTTCTAAACAATCTTGGTTATGTATTTTATTAATATCCATCTGAACTTAAACTGGTTTTAGTTTGGTATATCTATACCCACACGATTTAACTTTAATTTTGCGTAAGAAAAATGAAAGC